TAAATTAAGCGTAACATCAGTATTAGTAAGACCTGCACTTCTTGTAGTTGTACTAAGAGTGCCATCGCCTGGTGCAGCAACGCTAGTTAAATACGTATTGGTGTCAATTGCATAAGTATCTTGACCAGTACGTCTAATGAAACCAGCAGTTGCTGTTGTCATAAATGTAGCAAGTGCAGTTAGTGCTGGTCCTACTGTAAAATTAAGACTTCTAGCAGTTGAAGTATTAGCGGTATAAACACCACTCAGTGAAAGTGCTACGCTGGTTGCTGTAGCACCTGCAGAACTAGATACAGTTAGAGCTGCATCGCCAACTGTAATAGCACTTGTAGATGCAGCGGTTAGTCTACCTTTGCTATCAACGGTAATTACTGGAATAGCAGTAGTAGAACCATATGATCCTGCAGTTACTGCAGTGTTAGAAAGCGTAGTAGCATTACCGACAGATGTAACATCGCCTGTTAGATTTGCATTAGTGATAACAGTAGTAGCATTACCGACAGATGTAACTCCACCTGTTAGATTTGCGTTAGTAGTAACGTTTGATGCAGTACCAAAAAAGTTTGTAGCAGTTACTGATGTTAATCCAGCAAGTGTTAAAGAAGTAGCACCCGGCGATATTGTAGTAGTTCCAATGGTTGGACCTAGATTTAACGCAAATAAATTCTTATCAATTTCATCATTAGTTAGCGGCAAACCCTTAGCCGTAGGTGCCACACCAATAGCAGCGTTAGCAGATGTTGGTACTGTGCCGCCTCTAAAAATTATATTTGCCATTTACTTTGTCCTATTAGTCGGTATTTGTTTATTTATTACCACTTGATGACAGGCATCAGAGCAACATTTCGTGGGCGCGATTCATTAGTACCATCTGTAGTAGTTTCCCACATTTGACCAGCCCAAGGGCCACCAACGCTTGATCTAGCATCGTAATAGATTACTGAACGAGTTGACCCGGGCCAACCAGCAGTGCCGGCAAAATATCCTAAATCGTCATCGCCCGGATAGGCGTGATCATGTGCTAAATTATCCGACAATTGCGATGAACCAACAACACGATTAGTATCAACACCTCGACCATTGTCTAAACCACGAATAAATTCTGCTCGTAGATCAATAAGATTAAATGTATTAGAACCATCACCGGTATTTGGCTGACCAAGATAATTCCATAAATCTGCGTATGTTATTCTAGATACTGCTTGTCCATTTGCTTCTAAATATCCATATGGTACCGTAGCTTTTAACATATAGAACACCGCTCCTACTGGAACTGGACGAGTAGCTGCAATTGAATTATTTAATGAAATAATCGCTGAATTTAGTAGTTGTTGAACTGAGGCCGCAGCGCTTAGTGCAAAAGAAGTTGTAGCAATTTGTGTACTATTATTTCCAGCAGCTGCAGTTGGAGCTCTTGGAACACCCGTAAATTCAGGACTAGCAATATTAGATTTTAATGCTAATCCAATATTATTACTATTGCTAAATGTATTAATAGCTGCGGTAGTGTATGCCTGATATTGTGCTGTTATACTAGCTGCACTATTTGTATCTGCTGTAGTAACAAACGCAGTAGTTGCGATAGAAGTATCATTGTCTCCAACCGATGCTGTTGGAGCTGTTGGAGATCCAGTAAATGCTGGACTATTAATAGTTGATTTTAAATCAATAGCTGCATTTAAAACAGCTTTTGCTGCATCAAGATGACTTAATGTTATAACTTGATCAGCAACTCCAGTATAACCTGGCGCTGATACTATTCCAGTAAAAGTAGGACTATCTATTTGTGCAGTCTTATATGTTATAGTATTAATTTTAAAGAATAGTCCAGAAGTAGTGGCCCACATATCACCATTAGCTGGATCTGATGGTCCAGTAGAACTAGTTCCAAAATTAATTGAAGATAGAATAGCAGATGCTGGAGCAAGTGTTAACTTTCCACTTAATGTTCCGCCGGTTAATGCTAATCTTGTTGCATCTACAATAGTAATATTAGCAGTACCATCAAATGAAACTGCATTAATTGTTCTTGCCGTTTGTAATTTAGTTGCATCGGCCGCTAAAGTTGCTAAAGATGCAGTACCAGAAAGTGCACCATAAACAGTGGATACTGTGATCTCACCTGAAGAATTTCTAGATACTAAAGACGATTTATCGGTAGAAATTGGTAACGTAGATGAAGGTGCTAAATCTCTTAAAGTTAATGCGTTAATTGCATTTGATTGAGCAAGTTGAAGAGTAGTAGTTTGGCCAGTAGCAAGTGTATTTAACTTAGCTGAAATATTTGCCGCGGTAAAGTCAGTAATCAAATACTTTAGAAGTAATTGATCTCGCAAATACTTAAAGTTATCATCTAACTGTGTATTAGTTAATGGTGTTGACTGATCTGTTCTAAAAACTAGTGCCATTTTTTACCTTTGCATTAATGACATTAACATATCTTTTATGCTATTAAGGTCATTCTTAATATTATTTATTTGATCTTCATGATTCTTGATTAGCATATCTCTTTGTTCCGCAGCTTTTCTTTTAACATCATAGTCAAATATCTTATACGTTGAGCTACATAATACAGCATGGCTAGAAACATCTCTAACCATGCCTATCTCATTTTCAATACTTATTTGATTATGCATATGCTAATACTCGTAAGTCTTTTACTCTAGGCACTTGCGAAGTGTTATCGGATTTCAATACTAATTTTACTCTAATAGCAGTAAATGGCGTTATGTCTTCAACCAAATATTCTGCTTCACTAAATGATCTAGAATTCTGAGTCTTTATATATGGTGTTTTAGGTGTAAGTAGCGTATAAGGCGCAGTTGCAAATGTTGCTGAAGCGGAATCTCCTATTTTATAATATACTTTAACATTAGTATTTGTTAAATTTGGAACACAAGCGCTAAACAAAATTCTAAGAGTAGTTGCTGCATCATTTAAATTGATTTGCTTAGTTACATATTTAGCAGTTGAAAGACCAATTTCCGACAATGTTTCGTCATCGCTAGTAATATTATCAATGACATTACTAATTAAAGTAGCACTACATCTACTTAAATCTATTACTGGAGAAACATTATTTTGAGTAGTAGACAAGTTTAATCTAAGTTTAAACGAAGGTGTTCCTGCCTCATTAGTAGAAGACTTAATTAATTTTGGAGAAGTAAAGTATGTATTTTCACCCAAGTTAATATCAGTGCTTGCAGAAGTACTATCAATATATGCGGCTGTAATTTTAGTATTAGTAAGAATAATATTACTAGTGTCTGCATGTAAGACATCAAAATATAAATCAGAAGTTCTATGTGCATTAATTAAATCGAGAGTGGCAGTATTTGTATTAAACACAGCACGATTCATTTGGAATTTTAAATCTTGTGATTGATCTGCCGTCCATGTAGATGAATTCTGAGATTTAAATAAGACACCAGCATATGGTTGACCAGAAATTAAACCAGATCCATTAACATCAATCTCTCCTGATTGTGCAACCCATAGTTTATACTTAGCTGAATCTGCAAACATACATAGACAATATTCAGTATTAGCTTGAAGATAAACTGGCGAAGGGAATTTAAACTTAGTTGCAATTGAACCCTTTAAAGCATCTATTCCTATTGCTGATGGATACTTAATTACAGTACTAAATGGAACTATTACAGGTCCAGGATATCCATTAACTACGTTTCTAATCTCAATTTTAATAGATATAGTTGGGTCAATTGCGGCAAAGAACAAATCTACGTCTGTTACAAATACACCACCAGCTACATCTACTAAGAATGTTTGTGCTAATGGATCATTCCAGCCACCGCCGTTGCCCTCCCAGCCGCCACCGCCACCGGCGTCCTGAACCGCAACCTCACTAACTTCTTGGCGAGTTCTATTTAACGTCGATGTTTCGGAAACCTGTGCAGATGACACCTGCGCAGTTCTAGTAGATAGAATTGTTTTCTCCATCCATTCTATATTACCGCGAGATTCGTATGATTGTTCAGAATATGTAAGTTCATTCATAGTGTTATTACTAGCACTATCTGTAAATCTAAGTTGTCTTACACCAGTTCTAAAACTCATAGACGCATCATTTGGAATACTAAATGTACCAAATAATTGGCCACTATATGTGGTGCTTAATGTTGTGGGGCTTAATTGATTGTATGAACTCGATGAAACATATTTGATGGTACCGGTTGTAAACTCACCCTGTAAATAATAAACATTTGAACCGGAATTACTCTGTAAAGTTCCTCCAAGAATATTATCAATATACAATATATAGGAAGCACCTTTAGTTTCTTGACCTAATAATATACAAGTCACGCCAGTAAGAGTTCCAGCTGCTCCGCTAACAGATACATATTCACGTAAAACTTCTCCATATGTATATGAACTTTCTACAAGTCCACTTACTTTTCTAGCAGCAGAATTTACATTTGCTCCAACATTACTATTTAATAAAAATGCTGGAGGTACTAAGGTTGCGCCATGCCCGATAACTTCAATTCTTTTTGCGGGTCTAATATATTGATCAACGCTAATATTATCAAAGAACGAGTATATTCTTGTCTCTGGTTTAAAGCCTTCACCTCTAAACAAGAGGTTGCGTGATCTCATATACGGAATTAATTCAGTAGATACTTTTTTATCACTTATAACTTTGTTTTCAGTGTTCTCAGTGATAAACTTAGTAGTACCAGTACGAACAACGGTAGAATTAACTGCAATTGTATTAGTGGTAACTAGACGTGTGCCAAAATTCTGCACAATTGAACTTACGAGGGTTTCGCCAAACCAAGTAGTTGTTGGTGCATTCCATACTGTTCCTAAAACACCATCTGCTATAGCTTTATTTACTACTGCGTTATATTGGCCTTGATCGTTGATAATAATATCAGGACGACGTTTAGTTTCAAACCAAGTATCTGACCACGGGTTAATTGTAACTGTGCCAGCAAATGTGTATACATCAAATGGGTTTACAGATTCTGAGTGTGACGCTCTTAGTTGTTTTACTAAAGGTGTAGTACTAGCAATTTTTAATGTTACTAAATCGCCATTAACTTCATAGTTTCTTCCAGTTCTACTTAAATTAGTACCAATATCTTCAAATAATGACACTTGATCCATTTTATAATATGGACGAAGTTCTTGAAGTGTACTATCGATCGATGCTTTCCAATCATTTGAAAGCACATCACCAACTCCTTGTCCATTAAAGCTATCAACTAAAAATCCATTTTGCGGACGTTCAATACCATATTTGTCATATGATTTTGCATTAATAGTATTTTGTTCTAATAATGAAAGAGAGGTATAGTATTCTAAATTTTTAATTCTAGATTCTAGTTTACCAATATCACGCATTGTGTAGCGTTTATTTTCAATCCTTTGACTTGCAATACCATATTCTGCAGTGAATGTGTATGGTTCTACGTAGAACAAATATAAATCCATTGCGTTGTCTGGAGATTTTCCTTCATGCGGACTTTCGCCCGGAATACCCTTAGTTATAATTAATGCACCAGCAGTATCAATTGATAACTTATCAATTCTACCATAATAATAAGCGTATTCTATATCAGTTTGTTCGGCGTATTTTGGCACAACTGCACCACTAAATGTTCCATCGTTATTTTGAAGCGGGCGAAAATCAATAGTATTCATGTATACTGGTGGAAGTTCTTCATATGTAATATTTGAACTTCCACCAGTGTATGAATTAACCGAAATATAATCGCCACCAGAAAGATGGCTAAAATAACTATATGTTACTGCAATTGCACCAGACACTGTTGCAGCCGTTGAAATACTGGAAAGTCCACAATGGCTTTCAGTCTGTCCACCATTAAATGTAAAACTAGATGTAATATTTACATTACTTGAATTAGTGACTTTAATTAATTCAAACCCGTCTGATTTTGTAAGTGTTACAGAACCAGAAGTTAAAGTAAGACCAGTTTCAGTAATATTAGTTAAAACTTTCTGTTTTGATACAGAACCATCAGTAGCTTTTCTAATGGCATAGATAATATCGTATGTGGTATTAGCTGTCATTGTGAATGTAGCAGAAGCACCACTTACTACAACTCTAAATTGTCCTGCAGCAGGAGCATTAGTAGTTATAGTTTGATGAATACCAGTTGCTCTATCTACTACAATATAATTAGTAGCATCGGTTGATGCGCCAAATACATATCCAGTTTCAGTGATAGTAACACTAGGACTCTGTGATAGTGCTTTCTTGTAAAATGTGTATTTTAAATTCTGTGTAGAACTAGTTGCATATCTAGGAATAGCATATGTAGAAACTATGCGAGTAGGATCATTTATCGTTGCTTCTACTCGATAAATATTTGTCGCTGTTGCTAATACTGCAACAGCAACGTCAACAGTTAATTGATTATTAGTTGGAACTGTAACGACCCTTGCATTAGTTCCGCTCAAATTAACATAATCACCAATTTTAAAGTCATTAATAAATGTGCTATTCACTGCATTAATAGTAGTGTAAGGTGTTCCATCGGCACTGGGTATAAAATTTCCAGGAACTTGAACTAGTGTTGCTTCAATCTGTGCAGTGAATCTAAGTGGTGCAGTGCCTCCAGTTACTGAGTATGCAAACTTAGCATCTCTAGCAAAGTTTTTTCCAGGTTCAACTTGAATATCAAACAAAAATAATTTGTATTTACCAGTTGAATGCAATTGAATTTGCTTAGCTCGAGCAGTGGCTATTACAACACCGCCAGAAGGTAATACTCCAGCGGTACCAATACGATCGTAGAATGTAATTCTAGTTTCAATATCGGGAATATAATTAACAGTATTAATTACAACATAATTGCCAGGACTTGTGTCAAGTGTAATAGTCTCATAATTTGAAATAGTGCGAGCTTTATCGATAGTTAAATATTGAGTTGCGATTTTTTGAACTTCATAGCCTTTTACATATGCTTTTCCGGGTTCAACTGCAAGTGACATTAACGTTGTCAACGGAGTAATTTCGGTTGAAATACTGGTACTAAGTGTAGGACCTTGGTACAACCCATAATTATATCTTGGCGTGGTATCTTCAATCCAATTAGATCCAATAGCAAATGATCCGCTTGAGGCAGATGTGTGATTTAGAATACATTTATATGTAGTTGAATTTTGAGAAACAATATCACCTACAATAAACGTTGTATTAACGGCCCAATTTCTATAATTATTTCTGTATTCTTTTACCTGAATTGGAAATGGTCGAACACTGTAATCACCGGATTCATCATATGTTCTACGAGCAAGAGTTTTCTCAATTTGAGCATATTCTGTTTTATCTACCATGAATTGAACAGAACCATCCAATAGCGTAAGTAGTGGAATAAACTCATATGGATCTATAACTAAGTCATATGCAATTGCTTTTAATACTAAATCTATATAATATCTTGCTGCGCCTGGCGCCGCATAATTTGGAGATCCGAGAGCGTTATCTAATAAAATATCGTATCCATCATCTTCTGGATATTTAATTTCTTCTATTACTTGCAATCCAGCTTTAACGCTTGGTGTAGAACTATATTTTGACAATACCGTAGTCTGAGCTGTTACTAATACAAAATTATCTTTAATGTAGTAGATACCACGCTCAATGCTTGCGGTAGTACCAACTCCAAGAGTTGGTACTGTAGTACCATTTACTTCTTCTTCTACAATTAGATCTAAGCCAGTTGAATTATCTGTTGGAGAAATGATTTCACCATAACTAAATCTGCCAGGTTTATCGATGTCTAGACCTGTACCTCTTATATATTTTACGAAAAGAGTATTAGCTTCTGTATTAATACCAATAACTTCTAATGGTGTTGCGGCAAGCACAATTGCTTCAACGCCGGAAGTAGCACCTCGATAAGTTTTTCCAATTACGGAAGAAAGAACAGAGAAAGTAGATGTTGATGCACTAGAAGAAGTTAAAGCTTTTAGTTTTACATATTGTGTATTATTGTCATATGAGATTTGACCAGGAATAACCATCGAACCATTTTTAAATAGATGGTCACCTTGACGTTTAATCTGTTGTTGCAGAATAGTCTGCATTTGAGTAAGTTCACGAGCCTGAACTGCATATCCCGGACGAAATAAAATTCTGTAGAATTTATCATCTTCAGAATAGTCATCAAAGAATGGTTCAATGTTAAAGTCTAGTGCCATATTTTTCTCTCGTGCAAATTGATTTTTATCTAGAAAGTAATTGAGTTAAATGCTACTACTATCTGTTCAGAAGATGGTGCAAATGAAATTCTATTATCAGTAGTTAGCATTTCACCTGAATATTTATTAACTTCTGGATATACTAAATTAGTAGTACTAAATGCTGTAGGAGTACCTGTAGTTCTAACTAGTGTAGATCCAATGGGTGGAATAAAATTATCTAAGTATGATAACAAGAATGCTGCTTCTGTAGATGAGTATGCTATATTTTTCTCAATAACTCTAAATGAATATACTCTGCTTGGTGTCACTGCAGTATCTGTATATGTTAATATATCATCTTTAACGATTAAAGAAACACCAGCTTGTGATATACCACCAATTACAACAATACATGCTGAAGCTGTAGCAGATCTTAAATTAGAATTTTTATTATAAATTTTAGGATTTTTTATAATACAAATTTGACGATAATCGTTAGTAGAAGAAAACCCTTGATTTTTTTCTTTAGATAAATTACCATGTAAAACTAACGTTTTTGCATATAATTCACTAACTGCATCTTTACCGTGACCGTCTTTAGGTGATATAATTGCATGAGCAATTGCTTGATTCGTGCTTCCATTTGCAACACCGCCGCCAGTAATAGTTACAGTTGCTTTAGTATAATTGATACCCGGAGTATTCACCAATATATTTGCTAACGATCCGGTAGAATTTAGTGTAGCAACTGCTGTGCACCCAGTTCCATCGCCATTTACAGTAATAGTTGGAATAGATGTATACGCATATCCTGGATATACCAAATCTATAACTGGTATAGCACCATTAACCGCTGTTAGTTCAACAGTCGACTGCCTTGATTCAATATCACCGATACCAAAACTTAATAGTATTGAAGCTTCAATAAATCCACTTGTGTTGGCTTTATCGAGTGATGTTACTACTGTCACTAGCGCATATGTATATCCTATGCCGGGTCTTCTTATTTGTAAACCTTCAATTTCTCCATTAGAATTAATTAAAGGCATTAATTCTGCTTCATTTTTCTGTGTTAATACGTTAAAAGACAAACCAGAAGCAACTTGTCCAGATATTGATGTAACATTGGATAATACAATGTTACTTGCATTTGAATCTTGAGTGACTGAATAAAAAGGCTTAGAATAACCATATCCAGTAACTGATACAGATAATGCTGCAACACCAGTGCCAGTACCGGGACCAGATGCTGTAAATGTGCTACCAGGAATTGGTTGGCCTGTTATAGTAGTAGAAGATGCAGTTATGCTATTATTTAATATATACGTACCAACCCCGCCGGTAGTACCGGTACCAAGTTGTGCAATGTATGTCCCTGCTGTTACGTTAGTGCCAGTAATATATGTTCCTACCGCTAATGTGCCAGAAG